ATGAATTTCCATATGATTCAAATAAAATCTCTGAAATATTTAAAGGATGGGATATTTACTATTCTAATGGAGAAATTCGGGACAGTATCAATAGAAAGTGTGATAGTTTATGAAAAAAGATAATAGAGAAATTCATATTTGGTTAGACGATCCGCCGTGTATAGTGAATGCATGTACTTCATATTTTTGTACTAGAGATTTATTTGATATAAATGAGAAAATTATTCACACTACACAAACACATTTTTGTTCGTTCAGATATCACAGAAGAATCTTTGTACATGTAAACGGTGGAGTACATGAAATTAAAATTGGTGAAACAGAAGGTACGAATAGAGAAATTCGCGAAGGACATAATATTGAGAAAATGTTATTTGCTGGAGAATTTGACTGGTTTAGAGGGTAAAGAAAATGTCTACAGGATTTAATTGGTTTAAGTCATATAAAATCACAATCCATCGAGCAACAAAAATGTGGGATTGGGATGAACACAAGCTCGAATATATTGGTGGAGGAAGTAGTTCTCATTCAGGAACAAACATTGCCAATGTTCAAGACCTCATTGAAAAATATAGTGGAAAGAGAATCCCTACAATTGAAGAGGATTTTATAAATTCAGAAGATGAAGATTTACATTTAATTGATCCAAAAGAGATGTCACAAATTTGTGAAAAGATATTAGCTGACAACGAAGTTGACAAAGTAAATATGAGAGATCGAATAGAGTTGTTTAAAGATTTATCAGACGAAGGATATTTTCTTTCATATGACTATATGTAATAGCAATGAAATCAGAGTTTTGAGGGATGTAATAATATGTGGAAAAGAAATAGCGATATTTTCCCTGGTGAATGGGTTGGTACGTATCATGAAAAAGAATTGGAAAAAGAATTAGAAATAGGTGATCACGCAAAAGTAATTGTTGATTCTCAATTTCAAGATTATTTTATCAATACTGGCAAAAAATATCCAAGAGCTATTGGGAAAATTGGGATTGTTAAGAAAATTTGTACAGATGATGAATGGGCGTATTTCTTATCATTTGGACACGAGATGTGTTCAAATTGGTTTAAAAGATATTCCTTAGAAAAAATTGAAAGTTAGAGGATGTAATACGTGAGAAAATATTTAATGGAAGTAGATCGATTTATAGGTATAGATACTTATGATCCAGACGCATGGGAAAAATGTAAATATGGATTCGATACGGAGTCTAAAATGGTAGATTTTATCAAAAATGAATTAGGATTTTTTGATGAAATACGAGGCATCTATAAATTAGAAAAAATTGATTCTAAAAAATACAATAATTAAGATTCTGAAATGCGTGTTTCAAGGAGGATAAAATGGTTCACATATGTGTCGGAAGAGAATGCAACGATTATATAGATTGTGATAAAAAGGACATATGCAAGTATTCGCGAAATAAAAAATTTCCAATGAGCATATTTAATCTATTTTTGCTATATAAGAGAGATAATAGACTTAGTGGCACTTCTAAATGTCCATATAATAAAAGTCGAAATTATACGTGTTGGGATTGCGCTCATCAAACAAATTGGGAAGAATGTGATGTAGTTCCAAAAGATAGACTTCCGTATGTTGCACAGGATGGCTGGAAAGTTTATAGCAGATGTGGAAGTTTTAAGAAAGCAAACTATGCGGATAATTATCTGTCCGAAGAATATAAATATTAGAAGGATTATAAAATGAAAAGATTAACTATTCAGGAGTTTCCACGTACTGACATATTATGGAATAATGAAATCATTGACTATATCAATAAAAAGGAAAACAACAATCCAGAGTCGTTATATGCAATTAAAAATATCGAAACTGGAGAAATCATTTTCAATGCACGTGGTGGAGCGTATCAAAACAAAGAAGCAGCAATTAGCAAATGTTTAGAATTAGGACAGGAAACACATAAATTAGTAGAGTACAAATTGAGTGAGGAACAATTATGATCACATTAGAATATATTTTGCCACTTGTTTTGGAAAACGATATTCGTCTTGTTGATAACGACTCTGGCGATGAAATCTGTTTTCTTAGAAATGGCTATTTCAATTCTATCTTATCTGAAAAATATTCCCGTGCAATTGTAAAACATATTAACAATGATGAATGTATTGAAGATACCATAAACATTTATATTTTGGTAAGAAATAATGATTAAATACAACAAACCATATCCTACAATCGGAGAATTAATAAAAGACAAGGACTATGATTATGTTTCATATAGAATGCTGATTCCTGGATTTGATGACGAAAACGGTGAGTTCGCAGGTTGCTTTTCATCAAAAAATGGTGAGATTATTCCATTGGACTATGATTCATATTATAAATCCGAAGAAGTTATCGCCTCGGAAGAATGGAATATGCCAAAAGAGAGAATTGAAAACGGATTAACTGTTGTTGTAGAAGGGGAATTTTTATGAAAGAAATTGGAAGAAAACGTATAAATTATGACTCAATCGTCACAGTGGAACTTTCATTAAGAGAATTACAAATCATAAAAGATGCGTGTGGTGTGGCAAAATTCGAAACCATGCGTAATATATGGGATACAAAAAATCCACCATATACATTTGAAGATAAAGATAAAGTAAGAGCAACGGCAAGTGCTGTTTTATCAAGTTATATGTAAAAGGTGGTGAAAATACAATATTATGCCAGTATTTTATTTTTTAGTAATTTGCGGTGCAATCGCAGTATGGTTTTTGCTTTCTGGGCTTTTTTATCCGATTGGCAAGTTTCTAAAGCACATTGGAAATGATGCAATTGGAGAATTAACTAGAGAAGATAAAAATAAAAAAGAAAAGAAAACGGAGGATAATGAATGAAACGAGGGAAATTAGGTGGAATTGCATTAGGAGTATTTATTGTCGTTGTATTAATTTGTTTATGGAAATGTAGTGTTCGAGTACCAACCGGATATAAGGCAGTAACATATCATCTGAATGGCGGAATTTCAAAAGATACATTAGATGAAGGATGGCACATTGTTCCGCCAACAGTAGTGAAAACTTCTTTATATTCTATTGGAATTGAACAGTCATACCTTACTTCCGAAGATAAGGGTGATTCTCCTAAAGACGAAAGTTTTAAGACTCCTACAGCAGATGGAAAATCCTTACTTGTTAATTTGGAATTTTCTTATATGTTTGATCAAGATAGAATTACAACAGTGTTTAAAAAATTCAAAGGACAGTCAGGCGAGACTGTAAAAAACACTTTTATTAAACCTAAAATGAAAGCATGGACACAGGAAGTTACTGCAAAATATCCTGTAACAGATGTATTTGGAGATAAACGTCAGGAGTTGAATGAAGCACTTGATACATATCTGAAACAGAAGTTTGATCCATATGGAATCATTATTGACACTGTAAACTTCACATCTATTTCTACGGATGATGAAACTCAGGCGGCTATTCAGAAGAAAGTCAATGCACAACAGGAACTTGAGCTTGCGAATATCGAAGCAAAAACAGCAAAAGTTCAGGCAGATAAAGACAAGGAAGTTGCATTGATCACAGCAGAGCAGGACAAAGAAAAAGCAGCTATTCAGGCTGAACAGGCGAAAATTGAGGCAGAAGGTAAAGCTGAAGCTGTAAAAATCAAGGCACAGGCAGAAGCAGAAGCTAATAAAGAAATTGCAGAATCTCTTACTCCGGAACTGATTGAGAAACAGAAGATTGACAAATGGAATGGTGAAGTTCCAAAAATTCAGGGTGGAGACGCTTCAACGATTGTAGACACAAGAGATATGACTGAATCTACAGAAGAATAATTTTTTATCCATGCACGATGTCAAAGTCGTGTGTGGGATTCACGGAAAACATAAAATGAAGGTAGCCGTTATTTTTAAAAGGAATAATTAATGGATAATGTAATCGGAAGAAAAGTTCGTGTTAAGCCCTTAAATGAGATTCCAACATATTTACATTCATATTGTAAAAATTTTGCTGGAGAGATAGGAGTAATAACAGGGGTTAGTATTAGCCCTAATGAAATAGAATATCGAATTGATTTGGGATGGGAGACAATAAGTACAGTAACAAAATATTTTGATTTTATAGATGAAGAGGAGAATAAAAACATGGCAGCATTAAAAGGATATAAATCAGTAGCAGTAATTGAATTTGGATCTGGATGTTGTAAGAGTACTTATCATTACGCAATTTATGATGATGGTACAAATTACAAGCCAAAAGACATTGTATATGTTTCAGGAAATGCGACATGTCCAATTGCGTCTATCAAAGAAATTATTACACCAGAAGAAGCGGATTTAAGATTCAAAAAATCCATTACGGCAGAAGTTATCTGTAAAATTGATAAATCCGCATATGAGAATAGAGTTAATAACAGAAAACGAGCCGAAAATATTAAAAAGAAAATGGATAAAATGATTAAAGTCATGGATGAAAATAAGAAATACGAAATGTATTCAAATGAAAATCCTGAGTTGTTGAAACTGTTGAATGAATTTAAAGAAGTAAGTGGAATGTAAAATAATGAAATATCACTTTCATTGTTGAGAGGAGATGGATAATATGTTTAAAGTAAAGAGCCGTAGAGGGATTATCTATACCGTTTATGCAGTTGATGGGAAGTACTTTCTAGTTTACGGAACAACGTGGGAATGGAGAAGCATGTATGATTTTTACCCTATAGAAGAAGAAAGATGAAAAGAAAATTAGATTATATCATAGAATCAGATGATGATTGCAGGCTGGTTTTTAGATTTTATCCACGTAGTTCATCATGTCATAGTTTCAATGAGGAACCGCCGAAATCCTGGGGAGATGTATATAAAGTATATTATTCATGGGCGATTTTGATACAGTTTTTTGATGAAGAAGGTGCAATCAGATACACTAAAACAGTATATAAGGATGATTTTGATGAGTGTTCTAGGATAGATGAGATCGCCGCAAGGTGTAAATATCTTGCCAAAGGTAAAGAAAAGATTGAATTAGAACATCAAGGAGACAAATATACAGTTGCCTTGTTAGATACAAATGTTATTCCTATCGGGATGGGCACAACATGGAAAATCTTAAAAAGAGAATATAATGACATCGATTATGGGTATCACATTTCTTATCTTTTTGAGGTTTGGGGATACAATGAACAAGGCTATCGTTTTTATATATCTCAAGAAAGAATACAAGATTTTGGTGAATATTTACAGATGTGTTGTGACTATATGTTGGAACACGGAGAACCAATTTAGAAAAGGAGAAAATAATATGACAGCAAAAGAAAATCGAGATTTACAGGAATTTACAGCATTTTGCGAAAGAAAAGGAATTTGTATTAATTGATGAAGGTTATGATCTGATTGGAGCTGCGGTTGATTCATATTTAGGAACTCATGTAGCAGCTATTACATTTACAGACAAAATAAAAGAGGGTGAAAATCAATGCAGATAATTCATGCAATTTCAGACAACTTAGAAGCACTATATATTGACGGAGAATTAGTAAGTGAAGGCAGTCATATTGATTTTGATGATACTTTGTCGCTTCTTGCTACTCAAGCAAATACCAAAAATGAAAAAATTTATTTTGAATCTGTATCAGTTGATCAGGATTGGCTAGAAAATTGGAGTTGTTTTCCTAGTCATTTTCATCATATACCAAAAGATATGATTTGTATAAATTAAAGGAGAATATATAGAAAATGATTATTACAGGAATGAATCACTTCCAGAGAGTATGTTTAAAGAAAATGGTTGAATGGTACAACGCAGATGCCGATATTTACCATACGCGGCAAAGGATTAATCTTGATGATGTATTTGTAGTATGGAGTTGCAAAACATTACAGAATTATAAATGTCTAGTATCCACAACGGTTTCTGGTGATGGCATTTACGCGGAATATACATATAATGGGGACAAACAAGAACTTTATGAAGATGTATATAAGAAACTTACAAATACTTGCATTACAGAAGAATATGGGGGAAAAAAATGAAACCAATTGTGTTTTATGATTTTGACCATGTATATCAGAACGAAATCACTATTAAGAAGGATAAATTCGAAAAATTGCTTAAAGATGTTTACAATGCAGGATTTGAAGATGGAAGAAGAAATTCGCATTTGTATTTTTCGAATCCTCCGAGAAATGGGGAATGGGAAATTACATGTGGCAGCAATGTGAAAAGAGATCCGATAAACGGCTCATTACATATGGGAACAACAAAAGTCTCTGACAAAATTTAACCACGAAATTTATTTTTCATGGGAATATTAAAAATTCCCTTATATATAATGGTTTTTTATCTAAGTATCATAGCTTACAAATGGTAAAAATATCAGTATTTTTTCTAATTTTATACGGTAAATCAAGAGTTTTATGATGTGCTGATGAAAAATAAAATTAATTGGAAAGGATAAGAGTACCATGGGTAAGCTGCGCAGCACTTAGGTACTTATTATAAAAATAGCAATTATAGATGCGGATATGATTGGACGATCAAAGCATAGATTTCCCAATTTAGTATGTATGAAACTCTCTGGATTTTATAAAGACAAGGGATATGATGTTTTGTTAAAAACTGATTATGAAAACATTTCAGAATATGATCAAGTGTTTATTTCTAAAGTATTCACAGATACTCTTATAGACGAATCTATTTTAAAATTCCCAAATGTAAAACATGGTGGCACAGGATTCTTTTATGATAAGGCTGCATCATTACCAAATGATATAGAACATCATATGCCAGATTATCATTTATATGACGAATGGGTGAAATCACAACTTGATAATGGCAGCAAGAAAAATGATTTCAAATATTATATGGATTACTCAATAGGATTTATGACACGCGGTTGTTTCCGTAAATGCGAGTTCTGTGTAAATAAAAACTATAATAAGGTTTCTCGGCATAGCCCTTTGGAAGAATTTTATGATCCAACGCGAAAAAAGATTTGCCTTTTAGACGATAATGTTTTTGGTTACAAAAATTGGAAAGATATATTTGAAGAACTGCAAAGCACTGGAAAACCTTTTCAGTTTAAGCAAGGCATGGACGAGAGAATCCTGACAGATGAAAAATGTGAAGTATTATTTAAGAGCAAATATGACGGCGATTATATTTTTGCTTTTGATAATATTGCGGATTCCGAAATCATAGAAAAGAAATTAAAGATGATTCGACAATATACAGAAAAGGCTATTAAATTTTATGTTCTGTGTGGATTTGATCGTGACAACAACTGGGATAATAAATTCTGGCAGCAGGATATTTTTGACATGATGGAGAGAATAAAAATTTTACAACAGTATCATTGTGTTCCATATATTATGCGATTTAATAGATATTTAGAATCTCCATATCAAGGAATCTATAAAACCGTTGCTGCATGGTGTAATCAACCGAGTTTCTTTAAGAAGAAAAGTTTACGTGAGTTTGGTATTGAAAGTGAAAAATACTCAAAGACACGAAACAAATACATAACAGATTTCGAGAAGAAATATCCGGAATTTGGAGAATATATGGATATGAAATGGTAACGAAACATCGTTTTTATAGGAGAAAATATGATTAAAAAGTGTATAAGAAAAGAACATCTTGATTGCATTCAATTCACAAAAGATAACCAGGATGAAATTTTAAAAATATTGGAACCAAACCTGGATGGAGAACATATTTTTATTAAGGAAGAAACTGATAAATATTGTTAATTGAACATTTGGGCTGGTATAAAAAGTACTACTATTACAATCATTGGTATGTACTGGGAGATGATAGAGATTATTTATGGAATCAATATAGTCCAGAAGATTTCCAAGAAATGTTTAAATTAGTAGAATGATGAAAGAAAATGACTGAGAATCAAAAAGAATATAAACGAGCAGTAATTGATGAAATTCAGAGAAAATATGAAGTAGATTGGATCACGGCAAGTAAAATGCTTGCCTTGACCAATATAGATGCTTCATTAAGAGATTATCCAAAAGAAACAATGCATGATGATACTGATTATTGGGTAGAATGGGCACACGAAGCTTGGATATCAAAACTTTATCCATTTTTGTAGAAAGGAACAGATATGGAGGTATTATGTAAAAGTGATTATCAAGATTTATATCGCGTAATGGACGGAGTGCTTTTGGTCGTAAATAAGTTCCGATATACCCTTGAAAATGGTAAATATCGTATTTCTACTTATAGTAAATCGAGAGATTCCACCGTATATGTTAAAGGTTGTCAGGATCAATTACGTAAATTAGTAAAACCAAGACAAAGTTATATTTGTGGAAGTGTATGTCCGGCTGGTACAGTTGTTTATTACGGATATCTCATTGAAAAATGTCCAGTAGAAGAATATGATTTCCAGATTAAAACGACTGGAGATTTATTCAGTGGCAACGCAGCTCAATTAACAGAAGTTTTAGAAGAAATCAAAGAGAAGATTGGAGAATATAAAAAATGAAAAACGCATGGAAAGTAGTTTTAATTGTATTCGTAGGTGTTTTAGCCGTGCTTCTTATGGGAGTATTTGGAGTCCAGGGATTCCAAAATAAAGCGATTTCATATGAAGAACAGGTAAACACAGCAGAATCAGATATCAAAGTTCAAGAAAAAAGAAGAGTAGATTTAGTATACAATCTTGCTGATTGTGTAAAGCAGTATGATAAACATGAATCTGAAACGTTGAAAGCAATTGCTGATGGACGAGGCGGATCAAGTGGAGATGTAGAAAATGTAACTACTGCTATTTCCGCAGTAAGTGAAGCATATCCAGAACTGAAATCTAACCAGAATTACAAAGAATTAATGAATGAACTGTCTATGACCGAAAATCTAATTGCTGAATACAGAAGCAATTACAATAAGCAAGTTAAATCATACAGAAGATATGTACGAGCATTTCCACAGAGATTTTTCTTAAATATGCTCGGATATGAAATTCAGGACTTCAAGTTGCTTGATTATGGTGCAACTGAGGATGCACCACAGAACTTATTTGGAGAGTAAATATGAAAAGAGGATGGGATTTCGGAGATTTTGAAATAACAAAGCGTGAAATTCTTGTCAGTGTGTCAATTATTGCAATTATGCTTTTGATTGGCACGCTGCTATCCGCCAAGATATCAAATTGGCAGATGGACAGAAATGAGAAATATAACAAAGCAGTTAAAATCGAAAACAATACCGACTTGTTTCAATATGGGATGGATACAAATGTAGGAAATGCTTTTGTGTATGGAGAATTAAAAGCTATAGATACCGTTACATATCCGGAAATTGGTGGAAAATATATATATGTGGAAAAAGTAAAAGAAAAGTATACCAAGCATACACGACGCGTTGCTCATAGAAGTGGTAATCGTACATATTACACAACAGAAACATATTGGACATGGGATTATGCAGGATCTGATGATAAGGAATGCAAAGAAATCTCATTTTGTGGAGTTGATTTTCCAATTAAAAAGATCGATTACCCAAGTCCTGACTATATTCAAACAATAAAAGAATCTTATTATATTAGATACAAGTATTATGGCACCGCCACAAAATACAAAGGAACTATTTTCACTGTACTGAAAAATAAAACAATCGTAGATGGAAGTTCGTTTTATGAAGATTCTAAAATTCCAGAAGTAATTGATAGGTTGGAGTCTGGAATATGGAATGTTGTTTTCTGGATTTTTTGGATTTTGTTGACAGGATTCGCTGTTTTTGGATTTTACTATTTAGACAATGAATGGTTGGAGTGAATAATATGAAAATGTGTGTTACAGGACATCGCCCAAATAAATTATATGGATATGATTTGACAGATGATAGATGGATTGCTCTCAAAGAAGATTTTAAGCAAATTTTGATAGAAAATAAATGTGATGAAGCAATTACTGGAATGGCACTAGGGGTTGATACTATTTTTGCATATGCGGTTTTAGAGCTGAAAGAAGATGGGCATGATATTAAGCTGCATTGTGCAGTTCCATGTAGGAATTTTTCTGGTAAGTGGAATATCTATGACAGAGTAAAATATCGTAATATTATTTCTTTAGCTGATACTGTAAAGCTGGTATCTGATGAAGAATATAAACCATATCTGATGCAAAAGAGAAATGAATATATGGTTGACCATTCAGATAAAGTCATTGCTGTTTGGGATGGCAGCAAAAGTGGCACGAAAAATTGTATTGACTATGCAAAGAAAGTTGGAAAAGACATTATATTTGTTCAGCCATAAAAATTTTCTTTCTAAAAAATCCCTTCTTAGATGATTGTAAATTATGTCAAATTTTCTATTGTAAAATATTGCATTGACAAGTTCTTATCCTATTCTATTCAAAGTCGAAATCGGTGTAATTTCTAATCAATATATAAGCAAAAAATTAAAAAATGAACAAAATCTAAGAAACGATGAAACTGGTCTTTCATCGGCATTTTTAAACTATATGTTGTATTTTATTTCCTTTTATATAGCATATATTGTGTATTTTGTATGAACAACTGAGAGGATTGAATAAGTATTATGATACATAAAAAAATAGTGAATACATATGCCGCTATAGCCTCAGTGTTTCCGGCAGAACTTGAAAAAGACTTATCTGATAATGAAAGAATATGTCCTACTTGTCATGGACTCGGAATGGTGGTCAAAGATAATATTTTTGGGCTAAAAGATGACAATTCAGAATTTGGCAAAAAATATAGATTTCCATACAAAAAACAAGCTCTTTCATTTTGTCCAGATTGTGTTAATGGTGTTCAAACACTTTGTCCATATTGTAAAAAACCATATCTAAAATATGGGACATATTGTGATTGCCCTGGGGCAAAAGAAGAGAAAGAGAGAATTGAAAAAGAGAAATATAACAAATTAATTTCAAATGCAAAAGAAGTAAATGTAGATTGCGTAGAAAATATGCTTTATTGCGAAGAAGATGATGTGTTTTATGAAGATATTCATGATTTTTTTGATCGTTGGTATGATGACCTACCCCGACCTGAAAGATTATGGGTAACATCGAAAGTAGAATTGTCCATTGATGCAGCAAATGTAATAGAAGATGCATGCTCAGAATTGCATGAAGATGCGGTAGATTGTTGCGATTATAAAGAATTGCAAGGAATATTAGACAAATGGTGTAGCGAGCAAAAAGGAACCACCACGTATTATCCGAATTATACAGAATATGTGACTATCGACTGGGATAAATATAATGGATGAATGTATGTGTAAATATTGTGATTATAACTCGAATGAATGTTGTATTTTTATAGATTCGTTAGACGGGAATTATTATTTAGATATTTTAACTTGGAACGCTTATGATGACGACATTGCACATCAGAGAAACTATATAAATTACTGTCCTTGGTGTGGACGAAAGCTAAAAGGAGATAAGTAAACATGGAAAATTTTGAAGAGAAACTTTTGGACATGTTACAAAAGAAAATTCTTTCGGATATTTCAAAACAGGAATTAATCAGTGTGAAATATGATGATAGAATTCCGGTTCCGGAGAATTTACTTACAGAAGTATATATGAGTTTAGATATCGCCGTTATTAAAAAGAAATTAAAAGAACGATTAGAAGAAGAAATGGCAGATAAGATTGCTAATAAAATGATCACGGAGTATTCCAATGATATTAAACAAATTATGTGCAACAGAGAACTACGGGAAGAACTTCGCAGTTATATGCGTGGCAAAATTCGTAAAATTGCAGATGATGTATGTATTCCGGAAGGAGAAAATCATGATTATTAATTTAGACGATAGTTGGAAATGGAAATATTTTCAGCACCCATATTATCGACTTAAAGAAAATGTTTCGAATTTCTATTATAAACATCATAAAAAAATTTACAGATGCAGAATATGCGGATTAAAAGAAGCTCCATTCTTATGGGATTCATATAACAGTCTTCCGAATGAATTTGGATGGCATCAGTTCAAAGATGGAACTTGGGCTTGCCATCATTGTATTGATCATCATGGTGATAGATCAACTGAGGAATGGAACGAGGTGGTTAAAATGCATAACAGAATACTATATCAGAATTTACGAAAGATGGGATACATAAATGAAAGTGTTAAAAAATAATTATCCTGAAACACTAGAAAAACAAGCTTTAGAGAATATAGAAGTAGAATGTGAAAATTGCGGATCTATTTTGAGTGTCAACAATAAAGACACTCATATCGGATGGCTAGGAATGAAATACGTGACATGTCCTTGTTGTAATAAAGATACCTCTGTAGAAGAATTTGAGGGAATCACAGTCACTGCGAAAAACGTAAATTTTCCAACATATTTTCTTTATACGGACAAAGAGCAAAGAAGTGTTGTACATGTAGAAGACGATAGAATCAATAAATGCATCAAAGAAGGTATTGAATATTTCAGATTAAACAAAGATGAATATTATTGGTTTGTTCAATCTGGAGATACTATTGTAATTGTGTTCCGTTATGAGGGATGATTCTATGTATTCCGTTTATGTATCACGTAGTTTTTACGAGGGAGATATCGAATTTGAAGGAGAAGATTATAAGTGACAGATTTTGAAACATGGATGCTAGATGATGGATATGACAGAATATTTCGATATTTAAGATATCGGCAACCAGGGCAATTTACTCCTGAAGAAATGGACAGAAAGTATTCAGATCAACCACTAGCATATTTAGATATCCATTATGAATTTATGAAAATTGAAACGGCGATTGAATTGCCGGATGGCGACATTCTGCTGGAATATCATCCATGTTATAAATACGAAAATGAGTGGGATATTTCTGAAAAACTGGAATATATCAAATTGAGTCAGATTGAATTGTCTTATTATCCAGACGAACAGATTTTAGGGGACTGACGAAAGTAACAGTTCAACCATATATAGGGTCAAATCTATATATGGTATTACAAGTAAATACATAATGAGGTGATTATAATTAAGATTTATAAAGAAAAACAATTTCTAATATTTGATTTCGAAAACGGAAAAACATGTAGATACGATTTTGCGACAAAAACGAGCATTGGTATAAAAGGAAAACCTGTCAAAAATTTGCAGCATCAATTGCAAGGGGATAATTTGGATCAATTGTGGGATTGCTTTGAGGACAAGAATTATGCTAGATTTTTACGATATATTCAGAGAGCGAATTCACGATATGGTATGAGAAATATTGGAACTATTTTGGATAATGTACCATATTATAAAAATCTTGAACAGATATTTTCGGCGAATATAGAAAATCTTATATATCTCTCTAATCATGATACCGATTTTACTATAAATGACATTCCTAAACCATTGATCAAAATCGCTAAAGAACATAATATTACAATTTCAAAAAGATTAATTTCGAATTATAAAATAAACCCTAATGCACATCTAATCGCATACAATCTGGATTATATGACCTTAAACGACGATGATATCTATCATACAATGATGGGAACTGCAAGTTATAGACAGGATGAACCTGGATATTTCAATAGGTTGATTGCATCATATGGATATAATGGAAAAGCTCTTTGGATGTATTTGGATCGTTTAAAAACATTGGAAGCTCTTACGGATTTTGATTACATTATAAGAGAAATTTATGATTATGCTCGTATGATGAGTACTATAAGTGATAAATATGATAAATATCCTCGCAATTTTTTAACTACACATAAAATTGCATGCCGCAATTACAATCGATTAAAGAAAGAATTTGAGGAAGATATTTTTAAAAAGAGAATTAATAAAATGTATGAAGTTGCATATAAGGATTATATTTTCATATGCCCAAAATGCACACAGGATATCAAAGACGAGGCAGTAATGCAGAACAATTGTGTTGCTTCTTATATTGATAAGGTGATTAATGGAGAATGTCAGATTTTATTTCTCAGAAAGAAATCTAACCCAAAACAGAGTCTTATAACAATCGAAGTTAGAGATAACAGAATCGTTCAGGCACTCAGAAGATTTAATAATCCAGTAACAGACGAAGATCAAGAAGCAATCAATTATTTCAATAGAAAATTTGAAAAGGAGAAAATGGCAGCATGATTGAAGCAGGAACAAAATTAAGACTTATTAAACCGATTGGCGGATTAAAAAATATTGGCGAAGAATTTACTGTATCAGAAGTAAATGACGGCATAATTTATTTTTATTCTAAATCCGGAGGTGGATGTATTTCAACTGACGGATGGAATATGTATTTTAGGGAAGTTAAAGCAACAGAAAATAATTGGGCAAATTGGTATAAAGAAAAGGCTGAATTAGTTTTTGATAAACAAACAATCGAATTTTCCGTAAAAGTTAGATGTAACGACTATGGATTACAGGTTAAATATAAAGGATTGAAAGTGAAAGTTCTTGTTAAAGATCCAGATGATTTTGATTATGATGAACTTTTTTCTAAAGCATGTCAGAAATTGTTTTATAAATATTCAAAAAATAATGTTGTCTTTTTTCTTAAGGGATGTAATTCATGAATAAATTATGCTTCCTTAAAGAGATGATGAATCCAATTGTCGAGAAATGTTTGGATAAATATGGTGGAGGAGAATCATATTTTACAGAAATTGATGCAATGATTAAATCAAATCCTGTGCTGATGAGCGAATACATTCAATATATCACAGAAAAAGAGAACATATATAATGTGATATTTAGTGGTGAAATTGGACTGAAATACTTTGCTATGCAATTGAAGCAACAAATTCCGAGTGATATTAATCTATTTCTGCTTCCTGGTGGGCTAAGACTAAATCCATTAAAATTATGTGAGGTAGACAATAACATATTAGAGTCACGAACAGTCTTATCATCTAAATTTATATTTTTAGACGACAGCTATTATAGTGGCAAAACATTAAATGCTGTGTCTGAATTTGTGAAAAAAGGCGGAGGAGTCATTGAAAAATCATATGTGTTTTATGATGGCTCGCCAGTAAAAACAAATGTGCAAAGTTTATATAGATATTACGATAATTTGGAGAATTAATATATGAATGAATATTTAGAAAAACATGGTATTGAAAAAATAGAAAATCTTATAGGAATGATCGTATATCATACATATCCATCACAGGGGATTATTCAATCCAGAATCCGTAAAATATTATTCAAAACGAAATGGATTATTTATGATGAAAGTAGTTATGGCATCGAAGAACTAGGCAAATCCATATTTTTTGATTATGACGAGGCAAAAGAATATGAATTTTCGCAGCTTAACAAAAGAACCGCTAGACAGTTAATTAACACCGTTTCTAAAAATATGGATAATCACAATTCGGAAATCGACACTTTATATCGGCTTCTTAAAAAATATCCGACAGAGGAATCGCGTAAACATTATCATAAAAATTGCGGGAATTGTGTAAATGTATCCGATGATTGTATAGCTGGTATTTGTAGAGAATGTATGGAAGACGAAGTGACTACTGGAAAATTCGAAAATTGGAATCCGGATTTAGAAAAACTTAAAGAATTATGGATTCAAACAGAGAATTAATATATATGAACCGATGTTTTTAGAATTGAAGGATGTAAAGTATGTATAAAGAATTAAGTAAAGATGAAGATTTTTCAAAATCTTACCCTACATGGGTAATTGCGTATTGTGTTGACATCAATTCCTTTTTTGTAACAAATCAGAGACATTTCTTTTGGGAATACGATAATGAATTTTCCTGTGAGAGTGATGCCATAGAATATTTCAAAACTCATTTAGATGAATTTAGGAAAATAAGGAATGGGATACTGACCTCAACTGGCGGTTGGAGTGTAAATAGCGATTTATATTTAGAAAATACACAAGAAAGTTTCAAATATGATGAAACGAATATTTCATGAGAAAAAAGGAGTTACTGAATGACGATTGAAGAAATCAAACAGAAAGTTGCGAGTAAAGAATATAACTTTTTAAGAGAAAATGAACACCTTGGAAAGAATATTATTCTTCTTGGACTTGGTGGAAGCCATGCATACGGAACGAACACGGAAAGTTCTGATCTCGATGTTCGTGGTATCGCAGTTAATAGAAAAGAAGAAATATTATCAAATATTCGTTTTGAACAGTTTGTTAATGAAGAAACGGATACGACAATTTATTCGTTTAACAAAATAATTGCGTTGTTGTCAAATTGCAATCCTAATACAATCGAAATCCTTGGATTAAAGCCGGAACATTACCTTTATATCAATTCTGTAGGAAAAGAATTGCTTAATAATTCACATATGTTTTTATCAAAAAAATGTGTGCAATCATTCGGCGGTTATGCAAATAGCCAGTTGCGAAGGCTAGACAATAAAGCAGTTCGTCTTGTAGGACAGGCAGAAAGAGAGAATCATATATTAAATAGTATTAAAAATGCTTTTGCAACTTTTCCTGATAAATATTTTCCATTTAAAGATGGTGATATTAAACTCTATATAGATAAAGCCGTACAGGAAGATTATGATACCGAAATTTTCATGGACGTTAATTTGAAACACTATCCACTAAGAGATTACAAATCTATGTGGTCTGAAATGAATAATATTGTGAAAGATTATTCCAAAATCGGCAAACGGAATAAGCACGCAATTGAGCATGAAAAACTTGGCAAACATATGATGCATTTGGTTAGATTATTTTACACATGTTTTGATATTCTTGAAAATGAAAGAATTGTTACGTATAGAAAAGAAGAACATGATTTGCTCATGGATATTCGAAATGGCAAATATCTTGATGATAATCGACAGCCAATACCGGAGTTCTTTGAGTTAGTGGATGAACTCGAAAAACGATTAGATTATGATAAAGTAAATACATCTCTTCCAGATAAACCAGATTATAAGAGAATTAATGATTTTGCAATTTCCGTCAATGAACGGATTGTAAAAGGAGAATTATAATATGTGGAAAAATACAAACAAATACAATAATATGATTAGTGCTTTCCAGTGTGATTTTGCATGTGCCAGAGACAGACTTTGTAATTTACGGTTATCCGACTTAGATACTGCAATTACAAATAAAGATGATCCTCGGTATAAAAGTATCAATGAAGATATTGATCTCCTTGAAGAACTAGAGTTTCTTCTTCGATACGGGAAAGCAAAAATTATGGTAAAAGAAGGAGAATAAACATATGGGAACTAAATTTCTAATTTTAATATCTATGGTTTTCTGCCATATTGTAGATGATTATTATTTACAGGGTTGGCTTGCATCCGCAAAGCAGAAATCATGGTGGGATAAAAATTCGCCAGATAAATTATATAAACATGATTATATTGCGGCGTTGTTCATGCACAGTTTTAGCTGGACATTCATGATGATGCTTGTCCCTACAATTTACATAATTCTATTTGGCGGAAGATATTACCCGTTAGTATTTGTAGCCAATCTCATTATTCATATGATTACCGATAACCTAAAAGCGAATGTAAAAGTAATTAATTTATGGCAAGATCAGTTAATTCACATGATTCAGATTATTGGAACGTTCATTGTTCTTATCATATGTAAATAAATGACATTAAAAGGAGAATTTATTTATGACAAAAGAAGAAGCTGTTGAAATAATCAAAAAAGATATGAGTAATATTATGGCTGATGAAAATACATTCAGAAGACAATATGATCTCCATCAGGCGGAAGCATTGGCGTTACAGGCTTTGAGTAATGAAATTTTAGAATCAAATCAAAGAAAAGATTATGTTAAAATGACGCCAGGAAACATCGTTTATTTAAGAAAAGATAAATTATTTGCAATTGTACTTGATGTTTCAGACGATGAAATTCCTAATTACATGGTATATGATGAAAATAAGATAGTTCAAAAAATCTCAATAACTGAAGTATTGCCAATTATATCATCATCTATAAAATATGACACTCAATTGTATTTTGACAAGATGATGTCGGAATTACATAGAATGAACCATCCAATGGAGAATTAATAACTGTCCAAGTATGAATGACATAAAACTTATCATAAAGTAGCGATTATCTCTAACGAGATATGATAAACCAGTTCATTAAGTGGCGGGTTAGGACTGGCATCTGAAAAGATGAAGCAACTTCCACAATAATGGGCATTCGCCAAGCGGTAAGGCACAGCACTTTGACTGCTGCATTTTCGTTGGTTCGAATCCAACATGCCCAGTTAAGCGGATATGGCGGAATGGCAGACGCAGAAGACTCAAAATCTTCCGGAGAAATTCGTGTGGGTTCAAGTCCCACTATCCGTATTAGGCTAATATTTGTAAGTAAGTTGCTGAAGCGCAAGGTGATTGAAAACAAAATTAGACCTAAAGTTATAACTTTTAACGCGTGTTGTGATCTGGAACCGAGTAAAGTTGGGACTACAGCATACTGGTTGTATGGTTTGGGTATGTATTTTTTGAGTCAGCTACAATGACGAGGGTTGTGGTGAAATGGCGAGGATGTCGGGATAACGCCGATGTGTAGTCGTAGTTGATGAGAAATATCTTTCAAGTTCAATGCAGCGAGGGAAGATGAACGGATCGTAGGCTTAGTATATCTTTCACGTCTAGTATTAAACCTGCTCGTTGGTGCAATGGCAGCACAATGGGGATGACTCCTAGTGATAAAGGTTCGATTCCTTTGCGGGCAATCTCCCGAAATCACAAAAAGTTTTGCGGGAAATCTTCACGAAATTGCAAAATGTTGGAGGTAAATATGAAATATGTAGAGAATATTGTTATAGGAAAACCAATTTTGCCACCATGCGTTATGTTTGCATCTGATGTGCATGATTGGATAAATAATGAAATGGAGAAGACTTATTATACAAATGAACGATTTTTACCAAAGATTCTGGTAGAGTTTGGCATCTATCCATCGATAAGTGAAATTCGAAGAAACAAACCTAATCTTATGGTTTCATTAGATAGACTAGATTTCTTAGATAATTTGAAGATTAGTAAGAAAAGACGATTATGGATTTTAGTAGGAGAATAAGAAATGGCAAAAGCAGTGGTAATGCGAACTGATCAAGGAGTAATGTTGTTGGGAACAACTCAGACTGTTTCCGGAGCCTGGTGGAATGCTGAAGGATGCTATAAGTATTGTCAGAGAAATGAAAAATGGCAAGCTGCGTTACAGTCGCATAAATTGATTCATGCATCCTCATTGATTGGATATGAGAAGAATACAGAAGATTGGTATACAAAAAGAGAGAATTTTATAGATGTGGATGTATCTTATAAATGCTCTCAAACATACGGAGGATAAGTAATGGAGAATATCGAGTTTCATGAAGGAGACTTCGTTCAGAGAAAAGATGGCGCAATAGGTTACATATATTACATCTGTCATTGCTCAGATTGTAAAAGTCGAGGTTTCTTTGAACCGACTATTAAATATTTAAACGGTGAGACAGAATATATTTCTAATTATGATGTTAAAAATCTTGAAAATTCTTATATTCAAATAGGTACTCATGTATTTGACAAAAATGCAAAAAGTAAGATAAAAAACAATTGTCCTAAATATTCTCTAATTGGAGAAATAACATATAAGGATATTGATCCGGATATCATTTCAAATGCGTTGATAGACATGAAAAATAATAATTATGTTCCAGTATTAAAAGATATTTCGTATTCCGGATCGAAATTATATTGGATTCTTAAAAAGGAGAACTAATGAACAAGTTATTTACACATACAGATTTAGATGGCGTTGGATGCGCTATTATAGCAAAATTGGTTTACGGAGATGAAATAGATATTTCGTTCTGTGATTATAACGAAGTTGATGAAAAAGTTGGAAAATGCCAGCCTAATAATTATGATCATATCGATATAACAGATATCAGCGTTGGTGAAAAACTTGGTAAATCTATAGATGAAAATTATTCAAATCAAGTTAATTTATACGATCATCACGCAACGGCAAAAGATCTTGATAAATATTCGTGGGCAGTCGTTAAGGTAAATGACGAGGAAACAGGATTAATGACATGTGGTACAGAAATTTATTATAACCATATTGGTCAGTATATTGATAAAGAATATCGATTGGCTGTCGAGTCATTTGTAAAATATGTAACGTTATGGGATACGTGGAGATGGAAAGAAAAAAATTCTGGATTAGCAGGAGCCAATGCTAAGAAAATCAATACTTTATTTGGTATTTATGGAAGAGAGAAATTTATCAAATGGGCGATTGATCATATAAAATCTGGAGTCTTCCCCAATTTTACAGTAGCAGATTTGAGCATTTTAGAAGCTAAACAGAATGAAATTTTTCGATATATTGATGAAAAAGACAATCAATATATTAAGAGAAAAGATTTTGCAGGAAGAGTATTTGGTGTGGTGTTTGCAGAAAATTACATTAGTGAACTTGGAAATGCCTTATGTGAACGACATCCAGAATTAGCTTATGCTGTAATTATTGATATTGGAAATGGAAATGTTTCTTATAGAACTATTCGCGATGATATTAATTTAGGAAAAGATATTGCCTCATTATGTGATGGCGGTGGACATGCTAAAGCAGCTGGTTCAGAATTTGGAAAAATCATTGTTTATGATGTAATTGATAAGCTTTTTAAAGGCAGGATTATATCATAACGAGGTATTAAAATATGACTAATTATTTTAGTAATATATTCCATAATATTAGTAACTTAATAATGGATTGTTATGATGCTCACAAAAATAAATGGGTAGATATAATTCTCTACGATAGTCATCCACATATAGGTGATGTCGTATATACAAAAATGAATACAGTTCTGGATATTGGAATAATAAAAAATTTAAACCCGCTTCAAATATATGCACGAAGCACCAAATATGATAGGTGCGGAATTCCGGGCCAATTTGGTGGTGTATTATATTGTACGTGGTATAATTCTAAAATCAATTTATCTCTTAGCGAATGGATAAAAGTATCAAAAGATTCTGATGTAAAAACTGTATGTAGTAGGATTAACATTCCATATTACAGATCATATGATTAATTTGGACGATTATTTCAGTGATTTTTCTCCAGAAGAATACATTGAGCAAACGGATGAATACTTTAAACAATTAGAACGAGAAGATATGATTGAAAGATTACGAGAATTCTTTGATCGTGGATGTGGATATTCTGGAACACAAGAACAACTTAATGATTGGATACAAGAGTCTATTAAAGAGCTTGATCCTAAAACCACATCATATTTCGATGATTGTATGATTACGAATTATGATGGTAGCGAACTTCTTGGTGGCTTAGATGATTTTGTCAACATATTTTGGGATAAGGCTATTGAAGGAATACTAAATGTTGTTGCTACCGAAAATTAAACGCTATATATTGTGTGTGTATTATCTATATACCACAATATATAGATTGAAATTCTGATGAAATTTTAGTTTCATTTGCAAATTCTAATCAGTCTATTCTGACTGAAATTTCCAGTAAAAAGAGAAATAAAATATAGGTGGCAACAGCATACCTTTGGAATTCCATAAACCACTGTTTACATAGAATTATCTTATAGATTTACTTCTATGTTCCGTCGATTTTTCGGCGTTTATATAAAATTAAATACAGAAAGGATGATGAAAGATGAGTGGTGAAATAGGTATTGAAATTGGTAAAATTGATTTTAATAGGGTCGATGATTTGATAAGACCATATAGAAATGCATCAATTTATACTGACAACAATCCAGCCCAGGATTTGACTATTACCAGCACAAGCAATGAAACATTTCATATTTGTGGAAATAATGATTGGGCATATTTAGCAGTAAATGCGTTTTCTCCATTATTACAATATGCTTCACTTGTAGAAAATGAGGTTTCCGGTAAACTCAGAAGAATGGATAGAGACAAAAATTTGAAACCTAAAGTTATTGGATTGGGTAGAAATGAGTTTAGAGCATTGGATATTCTACATAGAATTCGCGGATCAGAAGAATCATTAAAAGAATACAGAAACATTCCTGTCGTAAGACTAGAAGAAGATAATACAATAGAATTTTTAGGTACAAAAGAATTTGATGTACCATTCAAATAAAAAGGGGAAATAAAATATATGGCAGAAAATTATTTTAAATTACTGTATGACGTTGATGTAAGCGGAAAAGTCAAAGAAAAAAACGGATTAAGCTTTTTATCTTGGGCGGCTGCATGGGCAGAAATTAAGAAAAGGCATCCAGATGCAACTTACAAAATTTATCATCAGACAATTACGAGGCATGTTGGTGACGAAAATAGTTGGTACGAAACTACATTTGAAAGACCATGGTTTGACGACGGAAGATCTGGATGGGTAAAAACTAGCGTCACAGTTAATGGTATTGAACATATCGAAGAACTTGCTATTATGAATTTTAGTAATAAATCCATTGAAGCGGAAAAAATCACATCTACGGATGCTACCAAATCATTTCAGAGAGCTATCACAAAAGCATGTGCAAGACACGGAATCGGACTCTTCGTATATGAAGGAGAGGATCTTCCTGAAGAACTTAAAGTGACTGCGAAATTACAGGCAGAATGTATGGATTTAATGAAAAAGAAATCTGCGTTATCTGAAAAAACAAAAGAAAAAGTCGCAGAAATTTGCAAAGAAGTTCTCGCTGATGAAAATGGAGATCCGAGAATTTGCGAAAATAATGAGAAGCTCGAAGATTTAAAAAAGAAACTTCTAGCCACTAGAAAAATTGCTTAATTTATTTTATCTATTGACCAATTTCAGGTCAAAAATTCCACTAAAAAAAGAGAATTGTATATTGGGGCGGTATAGCATACCCCTGGGATTCCTATTCCCACAAATCACTAAATAATTAAACAGAGGAGAAAAACATATGTTTTCAGAAGGAAATTATGCGCACATTTGGGAGTTAGAGGACAAAGGTAAGTATCATGAAGCTCGTATGTCTACATCCAGAAAAAATAGTCAGACAGGAGAGTACGAACAGGACTGGTCATCATTTGGAGTTAGACTCGTTGCTACGGCTCACGAACAGGCAAAAAATCTCGATACAAGTAAAAATGTAAGAATTGGAAGATGTGGAGTTTCCAATAAATATGATAAAGAAAAGAAAATCACATATACAAACTATGTAATTTTTAATTTCGAAGATGAAAATTCTAATTCTGGCGGTAGCGATACTCAGAAACCTCAGAAATCAAAAGATGATTTTATGGATGTTTCCGCCTCTATTGACGACGATGAACTTCCATTCTGCTAAGAGGTAGTTAAATATGGCAGATAAAGAGTATGTCTGCGCATATAATCATTGCTTACATCACGGCGAGAAGGTGAAAGCCTCAGAAGCCGTGGTGATTGGCAATAAAAAATACCATTGGGATTGCGCAGCGACAAAACAAGAAATTGCAGAATGCGCTTCAACATATATGGAATACATGGAAGATAAAACGCAGTATCCAGTAGTAATGAGGATTTTGAATACACTTGTGTTTAAAAATCAAGTACCTCCGGAATATATTTTGAAGCAAATCAAGAAGTCAAAATTGTATTACAAATCAAAACCAGTTCATGCCTTATATGGATTGAGACGATTATTTTGGGAATATGAGATGAAGATGGGGTAATAAAAATTGATCGTTGACAGAAAACTTATTGAAAAAGCAAAAGAAAAACTTGGAAATCAGAACGCATTTATCATGGCAGAATTACTTGAACTTGAAGATTTTGATGAAAAAAATCTGAAATCCTGTTGCCCATATCATGATGAGGATACTCCAAGCTTTATTTACAATCCTAAAAATTATAGCATGCATTGCTTTTCATGCAATAAAACAGTAGATATCATTGATGTATTGATGGGAAAAGGAAGAACTTTTCTTGAATCCGTCCAGTTTCTATTTGATAAAGCAGGAATCGAATGTAGTTTTGGTGAACAGAATGTAAAGACCAAACATAATTATCGTTATCCGCATGAAGAACCAATTAATGATAAACCAAATGTTGTTGACTATTTTGGTAAACGTGGCATTTCAAAAAATGTTCTGGATTACCTTGATGTGAGAGAAGACAATCATGGCAATGCCGTATTCAACTTCTATGATACAAACGACGTTCTTACTATGGTGAAATATCGCCCATCTCATACAGTAGAAAAACATTCTGGACAGCCGAAAACATGGTGTCAGAAAGATTCGGATACCGCACCATTGCTTTTCAATATGAACCGCGTCAACACATCAAAACCTCTCCTTTGTACGGAAGGCGAAATTGACTGCGCTAGTGCAATCGAGGCAGGATATCTAAACACGGTCAGCGTTCCTCTCGGAGCGGGGAATCTCCATTGGATTGAAGAAAACTGGGATTGGCTTGATACTTTTGACGACATAATCATCTGGTCTGATAACGATGTAGCAGGTGAAAAAATGCGAAAAGAGTGCATTTACAGACTCGGAACATGGCGCACAAAGTACATTGTTACACCAGAGTATTATGAAAAAGAAGACGGACGTAAGATTCCACTGAAAGATATCAATGACTGTTTGCAGATTGGCGGTAAGCAGTTTGTAATGGATTTGATTTCCGCGGCAAAAGATGTTCCTGTAAAAAGTGTTGTTGATTACTCAGAGATTGAGGAACTTGATGTATCACAGATGGACGGGGTACAAACGGGAATCAAGCCTCTGGACAATGAATTAGGTAAACTGTTTTATGGTACACTCACGATTTTATCAGGGAGGCCAGGATCTGGGAAAACCTCGCTTATCGACCAGGCGATTGCTATGACAATCGACAATGGCAGCCCGACATTCTTATATTCCAAAGAGCTGCCGGAACGTCTTTCTGCAAACTGGTTTAATACAATTATCGCAGGACGCAGGAATATGGTAGAAAAACATAATAGTAGCGGTAAAAAATATTATGTTGTTCCATATGATACACAGAAAAAAATGCAGCAGTATTATAATAAGAAGCTTTTCATTTACAAAGACGAGGAATCTAATGATTTTGAAGCTGTGCTGAAATCAGCTGAAGAATGCGTGAGAAAATTTGGTTGCAAATTAATCGTGTTGGATAATCTCATGATGCTCGACTTGAAGTGCAATGAAAGTGATAAAAACACAGCTCAGACAAATCTTATAAATCTATTAATCAAATTCGCCGTGAAGTTCAATGTCACGGTAGTCTTAATTGCTCATCCAAGGAAAACCCAGGATTCAAATTCAGATATTGAAATGTATGATATTGCCGGAAGTTCCAATATTATCAACCTTGCCATGAGATCTATTGGTTTGCGTCGTGTTTCCAAAAAGGAAAAAGAAGACCCTAAATACAAATGGCATAAATATGATGTTGTACTAACTGTAATGAAAGACAGGATGTTTGGTAAGTCCGATGTACAAATTGGACTGTGGTATGACTTAGTATCCAGAAGATTTTATACGGATTACGCGGAATATGACAAGCAATTCGCGTGGGACGACAATTATTACATTGACAAATTGGAGTATGTGGATAGAGGACGGGTTGATCCTGAAGATGAATTTCCTGATAAGTAAGAGAGGTAAATTTCATTGATTCAAAATTATCATTGTCATAAATCATATAGTAATATTTTAGTTGCTGATTGTCCTGCTTCATATGATGATTATTTTAAAAGAGTTGTAGAATTAGGACATAATGTAATATCAAGTGTAGAACATGGATATCAAAGCAACTACTATATTCCATATGAAATTGTCAATAATTATAATGACAAATTAAAGAAGCAAGTAGAAGAAGGTACTCTATCTGGATCTGAATACAATAGAAAGAAGCTTAAATTTATTTTTGGAGCAGAGGCTTATTGGGTAAAAGATAGACTTGCTGAATATTCCAAAATAGATAAAAAAACAGGGAAGATTGTATCTGCAAAAGACAGAACAAATTGCCATATTATTTTGTTAGCAAAAAATGAAGAGGGTCGGCAGGATATTAATGAAGTCCTTTCAATTGCGAATATAGATGGATTCTATGGACAGCCACGAATCGATATAGATCTTCTTCTAAAAATCAAACCAGAAAATGTATTGGTAACAACAGCTTGTTTAAAATACTGGGTTTATGAAGATATAGATGAAATTACAAAAACCTTGCATAATCATTTTAAAGAAAATTTCTTTCTTGAAATTCAGTATCATAATACCGATTTACAGAAAAAAATAAATCGACATATTCTCGAATTATCGGAAGAACTTGGAATTAAATTGATTTTTGGATATGATAGCCATTATATTTATCCAGATGATTCTGTAGAACGAGATAATTATTTAGAAGCACGAGGAATCACTTATGACGAAGATGAAATTGGATGGTATATGGATTATCCGGATGAATCAGAAGTTCGCAGAAGATTACGTGAGCAAGGTGTTTTAAATGAAGAACAAATCAATGAATGTATTAATAATACAAATTTACTTCTTGATTTTGATGATATTGTTCTTGATAAACGAATTAAGCTGCCTAGAAATTATAAATTTAATGGTGAATGGGTAGGAGATAAATCCCAGGAATGGAGAGACAATAAACTTAGAGAACTTGTATATTCTAAATGGAATGATATAAAACACACGATTTCGCCGGACAGATACGAAGAATATGAAAAAGGTATTGAATACGAACTTGATGCCATTATTGGTACAAAAATGTCTGATTATTTCTTAATTGACTATGAGTTAGTTCGTATTGGCACATCCAACGGTGGAGTAATTACAAAAACAGGTAGAGGAAGTGGTGTTTCATATTATATAAATTCACTTCTTGGATTTAGTAATATTGACAGATTTATTTCCCCTGTAACATTATATCCAGACCGATTTATTTCAAAAACGCGAATCTTAAAAACTCGTTCACTACCTGACCTTGATCTAAATCTTGGAACTGTAGATATTTTTGCAAAGGCACAACTTGAAGTTATGGGTGAAGGACATGCTTATCCCATGATTTCGTATAAACCATTAAAAACATCTTCAGCATTCAAACTCTATGCAAAATCCCAAAAACTTGATTTTCAAATTGCAAATGACATATCTGCACAGATTAAAGAATATGAAAAAGCTTTAAAAAATGCAGATGATGATATGAAAGATACCATCGACCTTTATGATTTTGTAGATAAGAAATATAGAAGATATATTGAAGAAAGTAAAAAATATCAAGGTATTATTAATGCCAAATCCCAGGCTCCTTGTGGGTATTTGATTTATGACGGGGATATTAAAAGAGAGGTCGGACTTATTCGTTGTAAATCAGAATCTACCAAGAAAGAAGTTATCACAACTGTCATTGATGGAATGGTAGCTGAAAATTACAAATTTGTTAAAAATGATTTATTAAAAGTAGATATTTGGCTTACAATTAATAATATTTTTAAGATGGCGGGAGTCAAAACTCCTACCGTTCCAGAGATGACTAAACTTATTGAGAATGATGAAAAAACATGGAGTGTTTATAAGAGTGGATACACATTAGGAGTCAATCAATGCGAATCTTCATTCGGTATTCAATGTTGTAAAAAATATCAGCCACAAGATATGAGAGAATTAACATCTCTTGTTGCAGCTCTTCGTCCTGGATTCAAAACTCAGTTAGATACCTTTTTAAATAGATTACCATATACAACCGGAGTTCAAGAACTGGATGATCTTTTAAAAGATTCTTTTCATTATATGATGTATCAAGAATCTATTATGACATATCTTGGATGGCTTGGTATTGAACAAACAGAGACTTATGCTATTATCAAAAAAATTAGTAAAAAGAAATTTAAAGAAAAGGAATTGACTGAACTAAAAGCTAAATTGCTTAATGGATGGATTAAAAATGTCGGTACGGAGAATGGATTTACAAAAACATGGGAAATCATTGAGGCTGCCGCAAAATATTCTTTCAATGCATCCCATGCTCTGAGCTATGCCTACGATTCTGTATATGGAGCTTATGCAAAAGCTCATTATCCATATGAATTCTATGCTGTTATGATGCAACACTATGCTGATAAAGGTAATAAAGATAAAGTAACTGCATATAAAAAAGAAATGTTTGAATTTGCCAAAATAAAAGAAGGATCATATAAACTTGGTCTTGACAACAGAAAATTTACAATCGATAAAAAGAATAAAGTAATTCATCCCGCGCTATCTTCGATAAAAAATTTCTCATATGCAATTGCAGAAAAATTATATGAATTAGGAAAAAATAAATATGCTACATTTGAGGAAGTATTGGTTGCTTTTAGAGTAGCTGGAATATCTGAATCAAGAATCGAAGATTTAATTAAAATTAGTTATTTTTCTGATTTTGGAAATATCAATTATCTTCTTCATTATCTAAATATCTTTAAATTATTCTTCAAAAATAAACAATATCTGAAACAGCCCACAAAAGAAAGCATGTTTAAAAATAATATTGACTTCGATATTCTTCGGCAACACTGTCAATCAGAATCTCCTAAAAATTTTATGAATATTGATGCATCCGCTATTATCAGGGATTTGTGTGAAAACTATCAGATTGATACTAAATTCAAAGATATGCTGAAAATGAGAAAAGATATTTTAGGATATTATGATATCGTAGATAAAAAGTATCAAAGATATTGCGTTGTAGAAGACTTAAATGTCAATTATTCTCCTAAAATAATGTTATATCCATTAGCAAATGGAAACTCTTTTCAGGTAAAAATAAAGAAAGCTATTTTTAAAAAGTATCCACTAAAACGAGGTGATATTATAAAAGTAGTAGACAGTGATCATCAGTACAAAATGAAAAAAGTTGATGGAGAATGGGTTAAATCTACAACGGAGAAGGAATGGTGGATAAATGAGTACAAGGTATATTAATGAAACAATATTATACAGATAAACATTACAAAGAATTGTTATCACACATGATAATTCTAGTTGACACTCGGGATCAAACCAACGGTGCGATCCTTGAGTGGTTCAACAAACACAAAGTCCGTTGGAAGACAAAAGCTTTGAAAACAGGTGATTACGGTCTGATGATAGAAGCGTGTCCAGAGCTAGGATTTCTTACGGATACATACTTTACAGATGAACTTTGTATTGAGCGCAAAAATTCAGTATCTGAACTTGCAGGTAATTTTTCAAATGTCTTAAAAGATGATGATCGTATCTTTAAAGAGTTCAACCGCATGATAAATATCGAGAGAAACTTCCTATTAATAGAGAATGATAATATAGGAGACATCATAGACCGTAATTACCGATCGAAACTTAATCCGGATTCATTTTTGAGAGCATTACTAACTTGGCAGCACAGGAACAATATGCATATATATTTTGTACCAAAAGAACATATGGGCAAGATGATATATGAAATTTGTAAAAATTGTTTGGATTCAAAAATATTAAGATAAAAGGAATAAATAACATGGACAACAATTTAATAACAACGTTTGAATCACTTCTAAATAAAGTAGACAGAGACGGAATGGATAAATTACTTACCTTTATTAAGAAAAGTGATTTTTATACAGCTCCGGCAAGCACCAGGTTTCACTCCTGTCATGAAGGAGGACTTCTTGAACATACCATGAACGTGTATAACTGCTTGCTTTCTAAAAAGAAAAATCCCATTTGGGCGGAGAAACTTGCCGAAATTCCAGATGAATCACTTATTATTTCTGCACTTTTACATGACTTATGCAAGACGTATTTTTATGGTTCTGAATTAAAAAATCAGAAAACATATGATGAAGAAAAAGTCAATGCTGCAAATCCGCGTCTAGTTAAAAGTGATTCTAATGGCAAATTCATTTGGGAAACGGTACCGAAATATGTTGTGGATGATAAAATTCCGTATGGTCATGGTGAAAAATCAGTCATGATGATAGAGGAATATATCAGACTAACTCCTTCAGAAAGATATGCGATTCGTTGGCATATGGGGTGGTCTGAACCGAAAGAAAATTATAATGCTCTCGGCGCAGTATTTGGCAAATATCCGCTGACACTTGCATTACACGAAGCAGATCAGGAAGCTACATATTTACTGGAAAAGGAAGAATGATTATGAATAACTTGACAATTTCGGATGCAATTCAAATCTTAGACCCTAAAACCACATCTGACGCTATCCGTGAAATCGAGTATTATGGAGGATTCGCGGGTAAGAAAAGAGCGATAGAAGCAGTAAATCAAGCATGTGAAATGGCATGCAGTATGATGCGAGCGTATAGAAAGGATATGCATATGTTATATAAAATTACACGAATTACCCATACAGGAACATATGGGAAAGAAGGAACTGACCGTACTGACGGAAGATATCCTTTGAGAATCGGCAGAATTGTGGAAATGAGATATGATTCCATTGGAATTGGTATTCCTATGACATTAAATTATATAAGAGATTCTGATGGAATGCCACTCAGATTTAATTATATTCGCACAAGTGATGTAGTTTCGAAAAGTAAAAATAATAACAAAGTTGTAATCACAACTCGAAATTCCGTTTTCGAGTTTGAAGAATACGAGGAGGAATGACATCTTATAAAGAAATTTTAGACAAAATCACATTCTCATTTTCAACTCTACACCAATATGAACAATGTCCGTATGCTTTTTATAATAGGAAAATTGATGGAACAGAATTGAACGAGGGGAATTTTTATTCCGATGCGGGCGGTTATATGCACGATATTCAGGCACAGATTTTTTCAAATCAACTCAATCTTGATGATGCGTTGGATTATTACATAGAAAATTATGATAATAATGTTTGTTATACCGCGAAACAGTCAACTATGGACAAGAAATATGAACAGGGCGCGGATTATTTAGCAGCATTAGACTTATCAGAACTAGATAATTATGAAATTCTTGGCGTAGAAAAGGAAGTTCATTTCGAATTACAAGGCTACAAGTTTATCGGATTCATTGATTTGCTACTTCAAAACAAAATAAATGGAGAAATAATACTTATAGATCATAAGTCATCTGATCACTTCCTGAAAAAAGACGGTAAGCCACTAAAAAATCAGTTATCGAATTTTGAAGCATATAGTAAACAGATGTATTTATATTCATATCCGATTTATCAGGAATATGGCAAATATCCAAGTTGTATTGTCTGGAACCACTTCTATGAACAAACTATCACAAATATCCCATTTGTAAAAGAGAACTATGATAAGACGCTAAACTGGGCAGTCGATATCATCCACAAGATTTATCAGGATGAAGAATTTGCAGCGCATTTAGATTATATGATGTGTCATGTCCTTTGTGGATATCGGAACAGTTGTGAATATGTGAAAGGTGAAGAGTAATGGCAGTATCAAATGACAAGTATTATAAACCAGAAGAAGCACTTCAAGAGTTGAGATTGCAACAAACCATTTTCGATGTAGCGGTTGATATTCAATCACTACTGAGAATTCTGGTGGATAAACAAGTTATCACTAGAGAAGAAGTTTCAAAATATCGCGAAGAAGTTAGGAATAGCCCGAAATACAAACCTGTATTAGAGGAAATCCAGAGACAGACGAGAGCGTTTGAATTTGCGAAAGATAATCCTCAAGAATATTTACAAGCAATTTTAAAAGCTAAAATGAATGGAGACATTAAATGAGTGAAGATAAAAGATATGATATCCTTGGGCGAGAGATAAAAGATGGGGATATTTGCGTAGGGAAGGGCACGGGACGCGATGTTATTGGAATGGATGTTGGCATCTGGTGCGGTAAATCAATTGCATTTCTTGGTGGTTCTAAACGTTCTATGGGTGATGTATTTAAAGTTGTAAATCCATCCAAAGAAGAAATTGAAATTGCGGATAAGATAAAAGCAGATTTAAGTAAAAGAAAAGAAGAGAATAAAAAGAAGGAAAAGACAAAAGGTATTCCTTTATCTCAATTAACTGTCGGTGGAATATATGAAGATATCAATAGGCAATTATATGTTTACTTAGGTAAAAGAAAAGTCACAGTAACTTGCGGATCTCGAAAAAGAGTAGAAGAGGGAAATTGTTTTTCTAAGATATATAGAGATATCGGTACTTCCAAATCAGAAGTTATGAATCAAATAACATGGATACAATATTATGGAAAAATTAATATTGATATCCTAAAAACAAGTAAGAAATTGATTTCTTTAAAAGAAACAGTTGACCTTACTTTTCCGATAAAAACAACTTGTTCCATATGGAATGAAGATTACACTTTAACAGTCGAATAGGAGATTAATTCAACATGAGAAATAAAGAACGTATCGATACATTTACATGGGAATTCGCAGAAATTTGGAAGAGATCATTCCCTGATCTGAGATTTGGTCAGTTGTGTATGAATTTCTTTGGATGATTACAATCGAAAAAAGAAAAAGATCCATTCTTTCCGGAAAAACCGGATATGATTGAGTATTTTCGTGAATATGCCAACGAAAGCTCACTTTGGTATCGCGAAAATTAGTAACCGATGAAATCCTGATTTCATAGGTAAAATAAATCAATATATTGTGGTCATTATTTTACTAAATACTATATATTGTGGTTACAGGAGACGAAATGAAAGAAAGAATACAATATCTTGTAAAACAGCTCAATATTTATAGAAATGCATACTATAATGAGTCGAAATCGCTAATTTCCGACTATGAGTATGATGAATTGTATGACGAGCTGGAAAAGTTAGAATATGTAACTGGAATTATATATTCCAATTCACCAACGCAATCTGTTGGGTATGAAGTTGTATCAAAACTTCAAAAAGTAAAACACAGTCATCCAATGATGTCACTTGACAAAACCAAAATAACAAATGATTTAGTTGAATTTTCAAATGGCAGAGATTGTGTATTATCATTAAAAATGGACGGACTCACCACATTAATCACATATGATTTTGGAAGAGTAATTCAGGCTGAAACTCGCGGAAATGGGTTAATTGGAGAAGTTATTACTCATAATGTAAAAGCATTTGAAAACCTTCCATATACGATTCATACAAGTTCTAAGTTTGAATTTGAAGGAGAATCAATAATCTTATTAGACGATTTTAATAACATCAATAATAAAATTATAAATGAATGTCATGAAATTGCCAAAAGAAATAAGTTATCATCAGAAGAACTTGAAAAGTTGATTGATGAAAAGACATATAAGACTCCGCGAAACCTTGCGTCTGGTTCAGTGAGACAGCTCAATAGTGAAGTAACAAAAAATAGGCATGTTAAATTTATTGTATGGAAAGTTCCGTATGGGGTTGCTAGTTATACGAGTGGATTTAAACTTGCAAAACAAATGGGATTTGAGGTAGTGCCATATGTTACATACAATAGTAAAACTGATAATATCGATGAAAAAATTGATATTCTAACATCTATCGCTAAAGAAAAAGGATATCCTATTGATGGAATTGTATGTACATACAATGATGTAAAATTTGGCAAATCTCTTGGTATGACAAATCATCACGCAAGAAACGCAATAGCATATAAATTTTACGATGAAGAGAATGTCACAACTCTTAAAACAGTTGAATGGTCAATGGGAAAAACTGGACAGCTTACTCCAGTTGCAGTTTTTGAAGATACTGTAATTGACGGAACAACAGTAAATAGGGCATCATTACATAATGTTTCCGTATTCAAGTCTTTTGAACTAGGTGCAGGAGACGAAATAACTGTCTATAAATCAAATATGATTATACCGCAAATACGAGATAATCTATCCAGAAGTGGTACACTAACCATTCCAGATACATGTCCTATATGCGGTGAACAAGCACAAGTAATTAAAGATAACGAATCTGAAGTTCTTATTTGTTCAAATCCAGATTGTCCAGGTAAATTACTTGGCAAAATTTCACACGCGGTTTCGCGAAATGCCCTAAATATTGATGGATTATCTGATGCAACAATTGAAAAATTCATTTCTCTTGGATGGTTGAAATCCATTTCTGATATTTATTCCCTTAAAAAATATGAGAAAAATATGAAATCACTTTCTGGTTTTGGTAAAAAATCTGTAGATAAACTGCTTGCATCTATTGAAATTAGCCGCAAAACAGAGCTTAACAGATTCATTAATGCATTATCAATTCCAATGATTGGCAATACAGCCAGTAAAGCAATTGCAAAATATTGCGATGGAAGTGTGGATAAATTCTTTACAGGAATGGATGAGAAATTTCCTTATATTAATATAGAAGGAATTGGCACACAGCGTACCGAAATTATGCATGATTTCTGGAATAATCATAAAGAAGAAGTCAAATCATTTGCAAGAGAATTTGTTTTCGAAGAGACAGAGACAAGCAATACGGCATCAAATAACCTCGAGAATATGATTTTTGTTATTACTGGAAGTTTAAATGAATTTGAAAACCGTGATGCTGCAAAGTATGAGATTGAAAAACATGGTGGAAAAGTGTCTGGATCAATTTCAAGTCGGACAAATTTTCTCGTAAATAATGATGTGAATTCTACATCAACTAAGAACACAAAAGCTAAAAACCTAGGAATACCCATTATCAATGAATCGGAGCTGATTTCGATACTAAATTCTAATACTATTTGAAGGGAAAATTATATCATATGAAGTTAAAAATTCGATTAAAAACAGTAAATGACGCGAGTCTATTTACTGCGAAATGCAATGAATATAGAGATAATGATGTTGACTATTTGGTAGGAAGGTACATCATCGATGGCAAATCATTAATGGGGATATTGAGTACGGGGCTTGATAAAGTATGTGAAGTAGATTTTCATTGCGATAATAAACAAATTTGTAACCAATTTCGCCAGGACATGAAACTTTGGATTGCGGAGGATAAATAGTATGACCATCGAAGATGAATATTATGTTCTTATAATACTTAATACGAAAGAAAAAGGTATGTACAGCACTTATATCCGTGATAAAACAATGTTTTGTTCACCCAAAGGAGTTACCGAGGATATACGCCAGGCACTAAAATTCGGAAGTATTATGGCTGCACGACTTTATAAGGGAATGAAAAAACTGGAAGGCTTTATTCCTTTGTATGTCAAAAACACAATTACATTTTAGGAGAACTTATATGACAAGAGCCGATTTAAGATTAATACAGGATATTCGAAATATCATGGACAACGGGACAATGGATGAGAATCCTCGTCCCCGTTATAGTGACGGAACACCCGCGCATACAAAATTTGTGAATCATGTTGTAAGAACATATGATTTAAGTAAAGAATTTCCGATTTG